ATGGGCAGTAGAAAATACCAGCGTCATATGCATTAGAACCTTTGTAACCAACAACTGCAAACTCTGAAGTTGCGTTTGTAGTTGCATATGGATCGATGTATACTTTGATACGACCAAACATTGTACCAGCAAATGTGTTACCAGTATCGTCAACTGTTAAGTTAACTTGTGATTGCAATGCAGAGTTGTAGTCTAATAGACCAGCCATTGCAAATGCAGAAGCAACATCAGAAGAAACGATAACGATGTTACCTTTACCTCTACGAGTTGTCTTAGCAATTGTATTCGCTTCACGCTCTAATTGGAATGCCAAGCCTTTAACTTTTTCAACCATCCAACGGCCGTTAGAATCGGTGTCGAGGTCGAATGTACCAGCAGTAGTTGTACCTACTTGAGCACCTGTCTTAGCAACAGAGTAGATTGTGCGAACAACTTCACGGTTAATTTCAGCAAGAATTTCAGCAGACAAGATGTTTGCTAATTCTGTTTCTGCATCTAAACCATGAACTGCTTTAAGGTCTTGTGCTAACTCGATTGAGTATTCAGCTTTAAGAGCTCTTGTTTTAGCAGTAACAGTTACTTTCTCGATTGAGAATGCCATTTCTTGGAATGTTAAATCTTCAGCAGCAGCTGTTGTTAAACCAGCTTGTGGAGCAGCGTTACCAACGAATGTGTTAGAAACAACTGTACCAACTGCTAGTGTTTGTGGGCTACCAGCTGTACCACCGATAGATGTATTAGCTTCGTTATAGAAAGCTTCAACTGCACCAGCTGTTACGTTTGCTGTTGAGTATGTAGAACGCATAGCGAAAATCAAACCAGTTGGGCCTGTCATTGGTTGAACACCGCAAACATCGTATGCGATTAAGTTCGGTAATGAACGGCGAACTAGACTGATTAAGATTGGGTCAAAACCAGCAACTGGACCACCAGCAGCAGCTGAACCGCCAAAACCGCCTGTACCAGCAGAGTTAGCAGGAGCTGTTTCGTTAAGAACTTGACCTGCTTTTTGCATTTCTTGAGCTTGATTCTCAAGAACAACAGCAGTTACAGCCTTACGATATGGGTCTTTAATTGCAGGTAAGTCAGGATGGTCAAGAACACCTTCCCACTTTTTCTGTAAATTTTCGGACAAATACATTGTTATCTCCTAATTATAGTTTTGTTTTTGAAATTGCTTGAGCAACTGAAGCAACGAATGGGTCGTTAATTTCAACCTTCTTGTCTTCAGCGTCATCAACTTGTTCGTTTAGTGATTCCGCATCAGCCTTTTTAACGCCAGATGGGAAATAGTTTTCACGGATTGTTTCAAGTTTAGTTTTGTATTCGTCCTCTGTGGAGAATTCAACACTTTCTGCAAGTGTTTTGATTTTTTCAACTTGAGTATCTGTGAGACCTTCACACACTACACGAGTAAGTTCATTTTTGCGTGATTCGATAAGAGCCTTTTTAAACTCAATACCACGCTCGATTTCTTCGTCAAGTTTGCTTTCAAGTTCTTCAACTTTACCAGCAAGTTCGTCAACGAGGTCGACTTTTTCAGCAGGAACATCAATAAAGTGTTCTGCGAATAGGTTACGAAGACCAGCAATAAAGTCATCTGTTAATTCTGTGCGTAAGCCAGTTTCAATAGCGATTTCATTGTCAGCCATCCATTGTTCAACAACATAAGAAAGGTAGTCATCTACTTTTTCTGTTAAATCGTTGCGAACAGATGCAACTGCTTCTTCAAGCATGTCAGCATATTTTGATTCGATTTCTTCTTGGATTTGTGAAACACGGTCTGTAACACGAGCTTCAAAAATTGTAGAAACTTTAGATTTAAAATCTTCAGAAATTGTAGAATCATCAGCAAACAATGAATCAACATCTTCTTTCATTTTTTTCTTCCAAGCTTCTTGAACTTGTTCTTGTGTTTCAGCAATTACTTCTTCTTCTGATTCTGATTGTTCACCGTATTGTTTTGGTAGAGTTTTCTTAGCCATTTCATCAGAAGCGCTTGAAGGTTTAGTCTTTGGTGCTTCAGCTGATTTAGCAGCTTTAGCAGCATCAACTTTATATTCAGCATGTGGGTCTTCACCAACATGATGGTCACCTTCAGCAGGTTTTTGTGTAGGACCGCCAAGGTCAACGACCTGAGCATCTACTTTGTGCATTGGTTCCGCAGTAGCAGCTTTCTTACTTTGAGAAAGGATGTCAGCAGCGGCTTCCATGAGTTTATTTGTTGCCATTAGGAATCTCCTTATGATTTTCTATTATTTATAAAATTAAAGTTTTCGTATGTAGTTTTCAAACAATTTAAGTGCAACCTCTTCGATTTGACGAGATGATGCTCTTTGAATTTGTCTTTTTGCATTGTCAAAGTCAGCCTCTACAAACTTACCTTCAACAAACATCCATTCTTTATTTTCCATGATGCCATTTACAAAAGCACCAGGAGCTGATGGATCCGCAACAATGTCTGCCGCTGTTGCTAATTTTAAGTCATCTTGAACTAGGTTATATCCTTCTTTTGTTTGTTGGACAGAACCTAATGCCCTTGATGAAACACCGATACTTACATCGTTATCGATGAAATTCTTAACGATTTGACCATAAGGAGTTTCAAGAATAAGAGCCTTGCCATAGAATGTATTGCCATCTTCTGTTAGCGATACGATTTTATGCGACACTCTTTCAAGATTGATTGATGGTGTGTCAGGATGTCCTAACTCACCTAATGCTCGGTTTGTTTTAATGAATTCTTCGTTATAACGTTTAACTTCGTTACGAAGTGTTTCCATTTTATACATTCTGTTATTGCGATTAACAGTATCGCCTACAAGGAATGTGCCTTCGATATAAAGATTCTTTTTACCGTTTTCAGAAGCCTCTGTAAGGTATTTTACGTTTTCTACGGTTTCTCTAATGAGTTTCATTTATTATCCTACTAAAGCAGTTGTGTAAGTTGCGTCTTTAGAAACTTCCATAATAAGAGTACCACCAGTATTGATTGTGACGATAATATTTGATGAATTGTTATTTGCAATTGAATAACCTAAATCATCACATCTTAATTCGCCTGTACCGTGGAGAGATAGTAATAGCACACTATTTCGTGTGATTTGGATATTACCGTTTGTGGACCAATTTAATCGTTTAATATTAGCCGCACTAACAACCTCGTTAGCGTTATAAGCTAAGTTAGCGACAGCAACATTGGCGCCAGCCGTACCTTCAACACGAATGATTGAAGAACCTCTTTGTGTATTAA